TCGCCTTTACCGTTTACCTCCACCAGTGGTGGCGCGGTTGGCGATCTCCAATTGAGCGCGGGCCGGAAGTTTATCGAACTCTTCCTCCGACAGTCCGCCGAAGCCCTTGTTGCCGTCGCCGCCTTGTGCGCCGCCCCCGTTGGACTTCTTAAAGTAGTGCGGTGCTTCCTTGCGGAGCGCCGAATTAATCCATTCTTTGACGCTCATAGGAGTCGAACCATCGTCGCTCCACAACGTCTGACCGTTCTTCTTCGGCGTCAGTGAGTTGTCCTGTTCGACAGTGAACACGCCATACGCGCGGTTCATGATGTCCATCAGTGCCGACGACTCAACGCCCAAATCCGTGTCGGTAATTGCCGCAGACACAGCACGATCAATGAACGTACGCTTGTAGTTTCCAACAGCTTCGTCCAACTGACTCTTCATCTTCGCAAGCTCGGACTGCTTGCCACGCATTTCGTCGTCGAACTTCTGACGCATGTTCTGAGTGCGTTCATCGACAACCTTGTCGATATCTCCGGACTCTTTCAGCTTGCCGTCAGCAACCTTGCGGCTGGTTTCCGTCAATTGACCGAAAAGTTCTCCGAACTTATCGATGTCAAAGTCTTCATCCTTAGCGCCGATCTTTTCGAGGACTGCTTTGAACTTGCCTTCAAGTTCCTGAAGCTTCTGTGAGTTGGCGACGTTGTTGTCGCGGAACTCTTCGAGCTTCTTGCGCGGGACAACGTTTACGGACCACTTGCCCTTGTTGTCGCCTTCGTCCTTGATCTCCGTCGCTTCACCGGTCAGGTCGTCAGGAATCTCTTCTTTTGTTGCGTAGATGATTAGTGCCATGATGCGATAACTCCGTTATCGTTGTTGAGCGGCCCCCGCTCCTGCTTTCCACAATACCGTTGTGGGCGGTTGGTCGGTCCCCGACCTTAACGTGTTTGTTAACCTTAACAAACGTGGTTAACATGCCGTTAAATAAGAATAGAATGTATAAATGTCAAGACCCAATCTTATTTCGTCTTTTTAGGTACGGGTTTTCTAGCAGCGGCAACCGGTTTTACTCCCGGCTTTGGTGCAGCCTGTTTCGGAGCCGCCTTCTGTTCTTTTATCTTATTCTTCGAATTGAGATTCGCCATCCGTTGTTCTTGCTCGAATTCGAATTGCTGAGTCACCTTACCCTGTTTAAACATCTGGGTCTGCAAATCGGACTGTTGCTCGGCACGGCGCTGATCAATAAGCGCCTGATGCTGGCGATCCATCTCAGCCTGCGCGTCTTGCGCGTTTAGGCTGCGTTGTGATTGCTCGTCGAGCAGCTTCGAAGTCGCATCCGGATAGCCCTCATGCATAGCCGCAACGTCGGGCTGGTTCGGGAAGTTATCCAGATTATTCAGCATGTTAGTGAAATCTTCCAGCGTCCATTCATCCGAGATAAACTCAGCTTCCTGAAGGGCGTCAAAGACCGCCTGTATCGGTAGAATGCCCTCTTGATAGAGAAGGGCGAACGCGCGCAATTCACGGGCCGCGATCTGAAGCGCCTTGAAGTCTTGATTGATCTTGACGCGAACACTGTCGCTCTTGCGCTGCCAGAACTGATACCATTTAAGCGCCTGCGTTAATCCGGCCGCCATCGAATCGGTGATGTTAAGCAGGATCGACATCTCGTTCGCCTGCTTCATCTTGAAGATGTTATCGGACTCGTTGGACGCCTGCGGGCGAATGCCCATAATACGACCGCCAAGCTGCGCGATATGCTCTTCTTTCTCGACCAAGCTATCGGCCAAGGTCTTAAGACCGGTGCCGTAGAATTCGAGAATGCCGGGTTTCTCTCCCGGTGGGACTTCCCAAACGACCGAAGGTCCCAGCAAATAGTCGGTGGTGTGGTCCTGTGCCGAAGACTTTGGCACGTAATAGACCGGCAACGCCGTGTGGTAGCGCCCGTGTTCTAGCTGCGCCGACGTGCGATAGTGGGCGTAATTCAAGGTAACGATATCGTACACCGGGCTCTTCTGGACTTCCGGTGTCGGGGAGTTCGGACCGATGATTACCATAGGGATGTAATCGAACGGCTTACCGTTACGAGTAGGCTGGTATTCTTTGTACTCTTTATTCAGGAACGAAGGGTCCGTTTCCGAACCGTCGTACGAATAGACGCGCTGCTTATAGACGCCGTTGTCCAGTATGAGGACGCGGTAGCGCGCGCGCAATGAAGAGTTGATATACGAGGAATTGCTGGGTTTGAAAGTGCCGTCGAGCGCAGGGGTGTCATCTACGATCTCGCGTAGAAGCACGTAGGTCAGGACTTCCCGTCCTTTAATGACTTGTGTGCGCCATGAAAGAATGTTCTCGGCGATGTATTCGGTCATATACGGAACGTCGGAACCCTGGATCATGTCCACGAGAATGCCGACGCGGCCGACCGAGCAGATTTCGTAGGCGAGCTTCTTGGCGAAGAGGTTAAGATCAAGACCGTCGAGTGTGACATTCTGCACATCGGTCTTCGCGGCGCCTTCGACCTTCAGTGGTCGGCGGAATACCGTGCCGACCAACCCGAGTACCGTACGGGCGACCATGTTGACCCAGATCGCGCGCGAGGCGTAAATATCGTATTCTGTGCCGTAGTTTGAATCGAGAGACGGGAGATACGTCCCGCCCTTTTCCTTGATGCGTCGCTCACCGGCAATGGCATCCCGGATTTCAGTCCAGTCGCGATGATAATAGCGATAATCCAGATGTGTAAAAGTATCGAGTCCCGCGCTCTGCGAGACAGCATCCAGACTATTATTGTATCGTTGGACAGCCATTATTTCATCAAAGGTTACTATTCATGGTTAACGAAGATAGTAAATATAAATCGAAATGTCAATAGAACGCGCAGTTCCCCGCGCGTTCTATCTTGGCCCAAAACCGTAGATAGGTTAAAAATTAACCTTTCTTACGAGAACTCGGGATCGCCAGCGGGGCAGGTGCCGCGTCTTCAATCTTGTCTGCCGCACCCGTTGCAGCGATTGCTGCGGCCGGTGCCGGATTATCTTCCCACGAGGAAATCTCGAAGCGGGGCTTGTAGTTTTTATGGCCCTGCGACTTGAAGCCCTCGACGCCCATCGTTATGATCGGCGTCTGCGTGGTAAAGTCGTGCATCGCGGCCTGCTCAAGCACGTCCTGGATCAACTGACCGAAGGCGCGCGTGGCGGATGGCGACGATAGCTTCAAAATGTACTGCTTGCCGTCTTCGACGTTCTTCATGAACACCGAGTACTGCATCTTCCACCCTTCGCGCTTGTTCGGGTCCGTGGAGTAAGGACCGTGGTCCTCAAGCTCCGCTTCAGGCGGCAGCGAATCAAACAGCGAATAGTTGTCGTTGGTATCCACGACCTTGCCGTCTTTCCAGCAAACGTAGCCCTTCTTCGTCTCGAAGAGATTCAGATAGAGCTTCGAATTGTTGGGGAACGGATCAGGGTCCTCCGTGCCGTTAGCGACCACATAGCGGCCCTCGCGACCAGAGAACTGAAGGAAGTTGTGATTCTGCGTCTTGCTCTCTTCCTTGGTCTTCGCAAGGCCAGCAAGAAGCTCTTCCTTGGTACGCGCCTGAAGAGGCGATTTCGTCATTACGACACCCATGTCTACGTCCTTTCGTGTCTACGTCGTTAACGTTGATATTTGTAGTTAATCACATCGGCCAAGTGAAGTCAAGCGTTTGCGTATGACATGAAAGGCGTTATGAACCAGGAAACCCGTAATCGCTATGTTAACGATTACTAGAAGATAAATGGTTAGCACTACGTCTGCCCACGTCGCCCGCTTCATCGGACAACTCCAAAGACGATATGTTAACCATAATATGGGAGTCGTTTAGGTTTTATCAACCTACGGGCAGTCGTCCATATCATCGATACTCGGGATATGGACGACTTCACTCTTTCTTAGTCATCAGCTTTCGTGCGCAACGTGAAGTAGGGATTGCCCTCTTTCTGGTAATCATCCAGATCGATATTCAATTCTTCGACCAGCTTATCCTGGTCGAGCGACTTCCGGCCATTGACCTTAGACACGGTAGCTGACCAGCCCTTGCCCGCGGCACGGTTAGTGCCCAGATCAAACATCTTATCTTTCAGATCGGCCTCGGCCAGTTTCTTTTCCTTCTCCAAAGCCGAGTGTTGTTTGCGCAGGCCCGCGACCTTCTTCGTCATCGACGCAAGTTCTTCCTGAGCCTCTTCGGTAAGGGTAGACGTATCGACCACCTTGTCGGGGAACTTGTTAATCTCGATCTCCGAGCACGCGTCTACGAAATCGCAGTACTGGCAATCCAACCCTGTGTATTTGCCTTCCGCACGGAAGTCGGCAGGTTTCTTGCCCGGCTCGAAGATCGCTTCCGCGCGTTTCTTCGCATTCTGATAAACCGAGTCATCGTACTTGACTACCGCAGGACGGATGTCTTTCAGATTGACGGGATTGAAGTAGAGAACCACACCATAATCGGGTGAGTAGTTCGTCTTCCGCCGCATGATGCCCATCTGCACGATATTCTGCCCTTGGTGACGGGGCTTGGCTTCATAGAGCGTGTGAACGGTAACGCCGTCCTTGCCGACGACCTTCTTCTTCTTCGGGGCCGCGTGATCTCCGCCGAAAGTTTTGATTTCGGATTGGATTTGNTGNGACGGACCCANGTCNTCGACGCCGTACTTAGAGAGCGCGTCGCGGTCCTGATCGATAATAAGTCCGTCTGGGGTGGATGACAGATAACCGTCAACAAACGTTTTCTGTTCCGAACCCATGTACAAACACTTATCGGCTCCGAACATTTCCTTTAGGCAAGGAACAGCGAATTCGTTTTCGATAAGGTTACCGCGTTCGGTGTGACCCCATTCCGGATCGGCCTCGTCAGGAAGCTCCGCAAGTTCCGGCGCCAGCTTCTTGAAAGCCGTCTGGCGATGGCAGGCGAACACTTCGGAAGAGCCGACCGTCGTTGAACGGTCATGCTCCCACACCTTTTGGTTGGCCTCGACCGCGGCGGAAAAGCCCGCCGCGAAATCGATGCCTGTCTTCTTCGTCTCTTTCTTGGCCACGAGCTATTCCTTAGCGACGCTTGAAGGGATTGATCCAGCGGTCCTTCCATGAAGTCTGCGTCGCAGGCTTCTCGTCAGGTGCCGGAGCGGCGGGCTCGTCCTGCTCCAACTCACTCTCCACGTCCTCACAGTCTTCGCAGAGATCGCCGTTGCCGTAGGTGTAGCAACCGCAGTTGTCGCAGAGGGGTTCGTCGTCGTCTTCGTTCAGACCGTAATCGGAATAATCGCCGTAGGAGTCTGAACACATGTAGTCGTCATCTTCGGTGAAGTTCTCACCCCACTGCACGTCTTCGGAGTGATCGCCGGGGCGCAAGACTTTGGTGTCGTCCAAGATCGCTGCGCGCGATTCATCGTTCAACTCGCCGATGACTTCGTAGCCCGCGACGCGCATCTTTGAGTTGTTGTAGTCGCGCGGCACGGCCACAACGTCGGCCGGATTGACCTTACAGATCACCACACGGTCTGATCCGTACGAGCCTGAGCCGAAGGACGGAAGGTACTGACGGGCGCAGACGTGCAGACCCTTCGAGCACGTGTTGTCGCGATCTGGATCAACTTCCCAATGCGGGATGCGCGGCTTCTGACCGACTGAGTTGTCGAACGTACCCGAGTGAATGTCCTTGTAGTCGCTGCGGACCTTCTTGTAGACGATGAAGTCGCCGTCTGCGGTGATCGGAATGCTGTTAGCTTCCAGGAAGTCGTAAAGCGATAGCACGGCTTCGCGACGCTGATTGGTCAGAATCTTGTCCAGGAAGTTGACGAGCGAGGTGATCGGCATGCCCTCGTTATTGAACGCGAGGATGCGATCACAAATCGTCATGTGAACCGGGCGTCCGTGCCAGTAGACGCCGTCACGCGTAACCTGGACGTTGCCCGCCATGGCGGGCTCGGCGTCAAGCTGCTTTTGCAGATTACCCACCACGTCCATAAGACCGCGGAGAGTCGTTTCGTCGGCGCCGTTTTTAATGGCCTCGCGAACTTCATTAAAATTCGCGTGCCCTTCCGGCCACGTGAAATCATCACCGTCACTGAAATGAACAGTGATTCCCTTTTGACCAACGATACAACCGTACGTCATTAACCCGTGCTCCTAAACTGTGTATTTCGCGCGTATGCTTTCGGACTTTGTAAGGCTTTCCATGAATACATCAACAACCGGCCGCAAGTCAAGATAATAACCGGCCGGGTTTTCGTTTTTAGATTCGGCCGCACAGTAACCATTCACGTAGAAGCCTAGATGACGCATCAGGTTGTTGCCGCGCCAATTGTTCTCGCACTCATTAACAACTTCGGCCAAGAACGCGAAATTCTTTTCGAAGTGGTCGAAAAGGGCGTCGAACTCCACCTG